TCTTTGCATGTTCCTGCATGTACGATCCGCGTTTGCCGTTCGATTTTTTGCCATCCCAGCGTGGTGTATTCTTTTCCAGTTCCGTCTTCGCATACTCCCCAGCTTTTCTAAGTGCTGGGCTTTCCACTCGTTGAACGTTTGCTTTTACTTCCCTAAGCGCTTTGTACACTTCGGTTGCATCGACTTCTACACTCATTTTTGGACCTCTTTCGCAATAACAGTCGTAAAGTCCTTCGCAAACTCGCCTTTCGTAATCGTAATGATTTCAAAAAGTTTGCCTCGCCATTTTACTTTCATGTCGTTTTCTAGTTCCGCTTTTTGCTGATAGCGAATAATGAACGTTAGTGTGCCTTCTAAGACGGTTCCGATTGACGCCTTTACATCACTCAAGCGTTGTGTTTGAACGCAAGACCAACACGAAAAAACCGTTTTTTCTGTTTTGATTGGTTGACCATCTTCATCTTTGCCGTTAATAACCTTTACAATTTCCACACGTTGCGTTAGATCACTCGTCTTGATTAGCGCCATGTTCCAACCCCCTCAACTGCTGGATAAGCGCAGTTACGCCGAACGGAATTTCATTCAGCGCCTGCGTAGAAGTACCTACCCTGTTTTCGTACCAGTTAGAAACAAGCAACGTCACAGCGTAATCAAAGCGTTTATCAGCAGTCATTTCTACCTCAATCGAGCCTAAAATGAATTCTTCTGCTGTTTTTTGGAGCATTGCGAGTAAATCATCATCCAAGTCATGATCCACTCGCAAAAAGTTTTTCAACTCGCTTAATTCCATTCAATCACCGCCTATTCAGCAGTTACGGTAACTTCACACACCGCAGTTTTTCCGTTTGCAGTTGTGGCAGTGATTGTTGCTGTACCAGCTGCAATACCTGTGATTTTGCCTTGAACCGGCGTTACTGTGGCAATTGCCTCATCGCTAGAACTGTATTTAACCGATTTGTCCGTTGCGTCAGCTGGCAAGACAGTCGCTGACAGTGTTTCTGATGCCCCCACCGCAAGCGTAGTCGTTGTTTTGTTTAACGTTACGCCGGATGGGTCTATGCTTTTGGGCCCAGTGTTACGTAAAAGCCTGCAGCAGTGTCGGCTACTTCAACGTCAAAACGAATGAAACCTGCCAATAATTGACCATAAACATCGTTATCAACCCAACGTACTGAAGCTTGTTGACGGTCAAAGAATTTAACAAAAAGTGAAGGGTCGCCCACGAATGCTACTTTGTCGCCTGCTGTTTTTCCAATTACATCATCCGCCATTACAACAACTTCACGCCCTAATAGTTTGTAACCCGAAGCAACTGTAACGTCTTGTTGCAACAAGTAACGTCCGTCATTATCTTTCATTTTGTCTAACTCGTTGAAGAAGCTTTGAGAAGCAATGAATTTCACGTTGTAAGCAGGATCAATAGCAACATTCACGATGTCTTTCAAATCGTCAATCGTAGTAACAGTTTTAGCTGTTGCTGTTTGCAACTTAGCAGCAATTGCAGCGTTTGAAGTGTTTAGTGATTGGCGTTGGATATGTTCAGCGACCAAACCGCCTAGATCGATATCGGAATCGTCTAATGCTTCTTGAGAAACTGGAATGTATCCACGGTAAGTGGCAATTTCGTAGTTTACTTTTGTAAATTCAGGGTTAGCTAACGCTGGGTTTTTAGCCAATTCAGCCACAGAGATCATTTTATTTTTGTTAGCTTTCAAAATTGGATATGATCCTGTACCTGTTGTTACTGGCACACGTCCTACGTGTTGACGTAAGTCGACAACTGTTTCGGGTTGTTTTTCTGGTTTAGTGATACGGTCAATTGGAATAACTGCTTCTGCTCCGACTGTTGTCAATCCGTCGCGTTTTTCTCCTTTTGTACGAATGAATTGATTGATTGAGCGTGTGTATGTTTCTTTTTTGTCGTTTAGGATAACTTCCATTGATCTTTTCTCCTCTTTGTCTTTTTTGTCGATCGGATTTGTGCTGCTTGTTGGTTCTGTACTTTCTTGTTTTCCTGGTTGTGCTTGTTGCTCTTTAGGTTTAGCTTCTTGAATTTCAGTTGCTTTTGTTTCTTCGTCCAACTCTTTCAATTCATCAGCTAAATCTTTTTTCAATTGATCGTCTGTTTCTTTCAATTCTTTCGCTTCTTTGATTTTTGCTAATAAGTCCTTAGCTGTCTCTAAATCGCCTGAATCCAGCGCCTGTTGCGCTTGTTCTTTCAATTTCTCAATATCCAATGTGTTCACTCCTTATTTTTTTGTATAAAAAAAGAACCTCTAGTAATTTAGAAGTTCTAGCTCTATCTGTAGTTTTCGTTTTTCCTTTTCATTGATTACTCGTTTCAATGATCGTTGCGCTAAGACTGCATCCGTTCCTTCGTAAGCCGGAATCGAAACAATCGATATTTCGAATAATTCATCGATCTTATTTAGATTGCGGATATACATTCCATCTTGGTTTTCCCACGTTTGAGAATCATCTTTTACGGCAAAACCGAACGAACATTCGTTGATATCACCACGTTTTATGGATTCGTACAAATCGTTGGCGTAAGAAGTATTTGGCAGTTGACATCTGAAATAAAGTCCTACGTCATCCACTTCCAACTCTAGCGTTTGCGATGACGTTCTTCCTAAAACCATACTTGAATCATGATCGACAAAACAGCGAACATCTGATAAATCGGTCGTATCCAACGCTTGTGGCGAAATTATTTCTTTGAACCCCCCAAGGTCTCTGCTCAACGAATTGAATTTCATTGCGTAGCCCTCAATCGTTCGATTGTCCGTTGACTGGATTTCCGCTAAACTCCGAATTTCCATTTCCACTATTCCCACCTCCTTTCGCTGTGGTTTTCGTGTACAAAACATCTCCATTAGGAATGCTTGGCAATCCGTAATAATCTCTGATCTCATTAATCAGTAGATAACCGTCTCCGCCGTTGCCATCTTCCATTGCTTTATTCATCCTAGAAGCCTTGTCTTGCCCTGTAAGCGTAGAGAAATCCAATTCCACATTGATTCCTAACTTAACAAACAGCTCATCTGTAATCATTCGAGAAAGTGCACGCAACGTACTTGATACATACACATCATTTGCAGCGTCATCTTTGGTGTTCACTAGTTCCATGCCAAACCTAGAAAGTGGAATGCCAAATGCTTTAGCAATCTGTTTCGTTGAGTAGACATTGTTTTGAATCATCTTCAAAATGTCTGTATTAATCTCAAACTGTTTGAATTCCTGTGTATCGTCCAAAACAATTACGCTATTAGCGTTTGAAGCACCGCTGTTTACTTCTTCAAAGTCTTGCTTAATTTGCTTTTTAGACTTGTTATTCAGCGTACCTTTATTGAGCTTCAAAACTCCGCCTGCTTGAATTCCCTTCTTGAAGAAGGAGCTTAGCATTTTGTTCCCATTGTCGAGCATGGAAAGTTCTGTTTTGAGTGCATCTAATGGGCTGATACCGGTTTTTCCGTTTACAGTCACATATTTAAAATGAAGCATTTCCGAACTATCAACTTTATAAGACGTTCCAGCTTTGTTGGTGTACTCATACCTCAACAGGCCTGTCTCTAAATCCTCATAAACGACTACTTGAGACGGTTTAGCGAACTCAAGCCAGTCTTCGTGGATGATAGCAAAGGAGTTACCAGACAGTAGCATTTGAGCTATAGTCGCAAACATGAACGAATACGGAGTCATCGATGAGTTAGGCTTAGCATTTAATAAATCTAGCTTTTGAGGATTCGTATTCTTTTCGTCCACAAACTTGAACTTGCTTGCTGCAATATCACCAGATAAGATTTTAATTGCGGTGAAAACATCGGATTGTTCTAACGCTGTTTCCCCATCAAAATTAATTGTCACAGAACCATCTGCATTCGTTATAAAATCCAGCATCGATTCAGATCGGCTCGACAGGCTGCGCTTTTCTGTTTTGAAGAATAATCCCATTTATTCACCTCCTTTCAGCTACATTCCGGACTCTCGAACCAAAATAAAAACGGTAAGCATTAAACTAATGCCCACCATCAGGAATCCGATAATCTGGTTAAACAAAAAAGCTGCGGCTATGAATGAAACTAGCCCTAAAACATACAAAATAATCACGATTAGTCTTAACTTGTTACCATCCAAAGCCATACTCGCCCCTTTCAATCAATTCATTGATATCTTCTTCATCAAAGTCATGATACATAGCTTGTGTGTATGCGTTAATCAACGCATCTAGCGGATCAATCTTGTTTCGATTCATTGCTTTATCAATCATGATTGTGTCGTTATTCTCTTTCGTGATTGCATTCCTAATCGCTCGGTTGAGTAGAGGGTTGTTGGAATGTACCGTCTTGCCCTGAATAATGTCAGTCCTCAATTGTTTCGTTGGTGCGTTCAAAGTTATCAGCCCTTGTCGCACTTCAATCATTTCTTTCTCGTAGAATTTCGATAGATCAGTAATAACATTACCAGCGTTGTATGGATCGTAAAAGATACCTTTTAGCTCAAAGTTATTACTTTCGATGAAATCAGTAAGCCAATTAACTAAATCGTGATAGTCAATCAATCCGTCTGGACTACTACTAATCGTACAGTATCCCGCCTTTTCGTACTGCCTGTATGGTGTTTTATCCTCTTTTTCCTTTGCTTCAATCCCACCTCTATTAGCAACAAAAGAATAACTATCGATATAGAATTTCTTTTCCTCTCGAATTGGAATAATCCACGATATTGAAGTTAAGTCATTCACTCGTGATAAATCGACACCGATGTAAATCTCACGCCCTGTTAAGTCCGTTTGTTTGATGTAATCAGGTGCGATAGCTGCAAGCCATTCTTCTTCATTCATGTAGCTTTCCTGAGAGGACTGCACCCACATGTTAAATTCTTTTGTTAGGACATTTGAAATACTACCTTTCGCTTTTCCTTCGTCTAACAGGCTTTGTTTTTTCTCAGTCAGTTTTTCTTTTTGTTCTGGGATCTCCATTAGTGGATTCGATTTTATCCACGTTTCAGGATCAGCAATTTCTTTCGCATTGTCTTGCTCCCAACAAAGAGCTAAATACTCGTCACCCACAACTTCGTTTTTCAATAGTTTAGTAATGTATTGATACTCAACTGAATACATCGGATAGTTCAGCTTACTTGAAGCAGTGGAAATAATTATTGTTAACGGCTCAATTTGTTGACCCATCGACGTTTCGATAACGTCCATCATTTCTGTCGTTTTAGATAAGGCGTACTCGTCAAAACACGCGAAATAGCAATCGAGCCCGTCTAAAGTATCGGCATCTGATGATAAAGGCTTCATAAACGAATCATCAGTTGTCAATAATTCATTTTGCAGAACCTTAGTAAATTTCTTTATTGTTTTGCTTTTGCCACGCAATGCTTTTAGCTGTGATTTCACCATGTTAAATACAATTTTCGCTTGGTCCCTCTTATTGGCTGTCGCATATATCTGTCTTGCCTGATACGGATTGCGTTCATAGATTAAGCAATATAAACTCATTCCGGACACAATTAAAGACTTACCCTGTTTACGCGCAAGCGATAGGTAAGCCTTTCTGAATCGTCTAGTATTATCTTTTTTTCTACGCCAGCCCCACAGCATGCCTAAAATGAATTTTTGAAACTTAGCTAGTTTATTCGGCTTGCCAGATTTGGGGTCAGGAAGCATTGAAATGAACTTAACAATATTTTTCGCATATTTCGGATCATAATAAAATGGATAATCATCTTGCTTCGATTTCTCAATATCTGATTTATGACGATCAATAGCTTGCTGTATTTTCTCGCCAACTAAAATATCGCCTGCTTCCACTGCATCGATGTATTTTTGAACGTGATCAATCATCACTATCAACTTCGTTCATCATTTCAGCAAAAGGATCGTCAGGCTCTTTCTCCATTTCTTGCGGATTGACAATCTTTAACCGAGAGTTGATTGTCAGTCCTAAATCATTAGTTGCTGTTTTCAGTTCTTTAGAGAATGAATTGACTGTATCAATCAATGGATTTTTTCGACCATCGATCAAAAAGCCTTGTTCGTCTAACTCTTTGCTTGCTTTGTCGTACAGATACGAGTAGTTGCAGTAGCGAATCATTGTTTGTTGGTCTAGTTCTGAAATAGGCAAGTCCTGAATGTAGTGAGAGATTCTATCCCACTCTTTTTTCGCTTCTTTCAAAAGCCCGACCGGATAATTTGAAAAGTCCAGTCTTGGATAGTTGTATAGCTTTTCTTCTTCGGCTTTTTTAGCTTCAATTTCTTCTTTTGTGTAATTCTTTTTGCTTGCGTTAAGCAATTTCTTCGGCCTTCCTTTGCTCATTTCATCACTCCTATCTATTTTACAAATTTTCTAAAGGGAATTTTTTTTCGAGAAGGGAGGGCATCGATTTTCTTCGTTCTAGCGACATAGGGCGGGTTATTTTTTATCCAAACTATTATTTAGTATATTTATATACACTTTAGGTAAAACGCCTTAGAACGCAAATTAGAGCCTTTTACGGTTATATGCCTTTTTATGCTCTTTGTTGTGGCACGACTGGCAAATACTTTCTAACGTATCGTAGTCTAACCTTTTATCCCAATCTTCTTTTACTTCCGTTTTGTGATGGACTATCGTAGCACTGGTTATTTTCCCATTTCTCAAACACTCCTCACATAGTGGTTGGTCTGCCAGCTTGGTACGTCTTAGCTTCTTCCATTGGCTAGAGGCATAAAAGCGAGCATACCTTATGTTGTCTTTGTTATATCTCACTTCTCTGTTGTATGTCTTATCCGCATTACCTTTGTGCTTAGCGCAATAACGGTTGGGTAACTCAACGTATTCGCGGCAGATAGACACTGCGCATTTGATTTTAGGCATTCTCGTGTACCCAACCAAAGAACCTTGTCCAGCCTTCCATCTGCTCTGCCTTGCTGTATGTATCCGCGTAGGTATTCGTATGACTGCTTTCTGTCTTTAGCACGTGAAGGACAATTTCTTCTTTTGTGTAGCTGTAAGGAAGTTTGTTCTTAGAATGCATGTAGCAACGTTTCAAATGTTCGAGGTAACTCATCTATCTCATCCACCTCTCTATGTTGTATTGGATATACTCGTCTTTCCAATAGCCATGACCGCAATATATCAGCTTGCATTTATCCACTTCATTTGGTGTAGCTTCTCTTAGCATTTCGACAATAGAGTACTTCCCTTTGATTTGTACAGAACGCACAACACGCACTGAACAATCATCAATGGTTCGAGGATATTTATTAGTTAGCGATATATACCAGTAGTTTCTCATTACGTAGCCTCCTTTATGTAAAGAAAAAGACCACTCAAAGAGTGATCTAATATGTACGTCTCCGCCACAGTGACATAATAACAATAGACAGCAACGGATGATAGATAATAAGAACAATTTAGAAGGAGTTGAAATTCACATCCTTATTCTTAATATTTCCGTTGCTGTCTATCGAAGCATAATTGTGAAACAATAATAAAACGATGTTCCTTTTATTATTATTTTGTCTCAGATCTATCACTAATCTTTCGACACTACCATAATATCACGTTAAACCGCTAAAAAACCCTACACTATCCCTACAAAAACCCTACAAAATCAACGATACTGAACTAACACGCCTTTTTTGTATGCTTCTGCAAATTCGATCAGCGCGATGGATTTCAGCTTCTCTACATTCTTCTCTCCGTATCCTCGTATCAATTGCCCTATTTCATAATTAGAGTGCTTGTTTACGTCACAGAAGCTGTAGTAGAGTATCTGACGGCTAATCAGACTAAGAGCCATCAAAGCCGCTAGAATCGCATCTCTCTCTGCTTCTATATCCATCATCTGAATGATCGCGTCTTCTGCCTTATTGCCGTGCTTCGGCGCCTTCGGCATATCCATTATAATCGGCGACTTA